GGGTATTCCTAACGTTTTCGCGGGTTTGGGGCATTCGATCCCATCTGGCACACGGCATGCTCTGAGCCTAGGCGGGCGATTCTGCCCAAACTACGGAGGATTACCGATTTATGGCGAAATTAACGCCCGTTGCGGTCGCGGATCTGAGTGCTGCGAACCGCAAGCAGCTGCAAGCGCTCAGGCGTCCGGTATTGGATGCGGCGCAATCCTTCGGACGGATGCGCGAGAAGCTCTCCAGTCTGGCGCCGAAAGTCGTCAAGCTCTACAACGGCATCGTCGCCGACTTGGAGCGGTTCACATTCGTAGACTTCGTTCGATTGTTTGACGATTCGGTCCCCACGCATGCGGCAGACCGAGACGGTGTGACCGGCTACCGCAACCACCCGACCTATTACACAATGCAGTACATGCGTCGCCTGATTGCCACGCAAGGCAGGCAGCGGGGCCCGCAAGGGGTCAGGGATAGCGCGACGGATGCCCTTGCGCGCACGCTGGCGACCGTCCTGCAAATCGTGGAGGATCACGAACGGGTCTGGAACGCGATTCAGACTGAATTCCAATTCTCCGAACGGCTGATGACGCGGTTACGCCGTCGCGTGCAGGACACGAAGCCGCTGATCAAGCTGGAAGCCACACGTCCGGCCAAGGTTGGCAACGTGATCCACATGGATCGCGCCGCCGCACCACCGCAGGCCGAAGCCACCGAACCCATGCAGCAGCCCGGACGCCGCGTCTCCGTTGCCGCTGGCAGGAAACGGGCAGCGTAACAGATGCCCGCACGTCACAACCGGGGGGAGGCGCCGCGCTTTCTCCCGGTTTCCGTTCCTGCAAACCAACTTCACCAATTTGCGTTGATCGGTGCGTCCATTGAACTGGAACGCATCGAAGCCGAACGGGATCGCATCCTTGAATCATTCCCCGAGCTACGGCAAGCCACGGTACCGCTGGAACTGGTACCCGAGCCGGCCCAGGTCGAGGAACCCCAACCCGCCGCACGTCCAAAAGCAAAGCGCACCATAACCCCCGCACAACGGCACGTCATCTCGCGCCGCATGCGGGCGTACTGGGCCAGACGCCGGAAGGAACGGGAAGCCGAGCAGAAAAAGTGAAACAGTGTGCAAGGGGCAGGCGAAGATCCGTACGGGTTTCCCTGCCCCGTCGTTAATGATTGGTACGAGGTGTTTTATGCAATGCGTGGAACAACGGACACCCCCGGAGGACCAATCGCCGTCGATCCCCCGCGCCGAACGCTGTCCGGTATGCGGACAAATCGAACCGGACCACGCGCCCGACATGTGGAAAACGCACATCCGGCAGCATCGACAGCTGGAAGCCGCCCGCGAACGGGTACGGCGTGCGTTGTGGCGCTACCTGAAATCGTAGAACGTGCAACGGTGCAACGGGCCCGGAAGGGGTGTAACAGCCCTAAATCCGGGCTTTTGTTGCGTACTGAGCCGGTTACGTAACTGGACTGCTTATTTTTGTTGACTACCTACTTATACGCATGAAACACTGCGGGCCGGGAACGGGCCAACAGGTAAGCAAACGGCCCGAAGCGACCGCCAACAGGCAAGCGGGATCGATACCGGCTAGGTCAGGCTTAGGCCACCTTCCTAACACTCCGGTCTATCGCTTCTCCCCTTGCTTCTACCATCAGCGGCACGCCCTACCGTGCTGGCGCAAGGTGGCAAGCCACGCCAGCGGCTTACGGGCCCGTTCCCGTCTCGATTACTGCCCTTGCTTGCGACAGAGGCGCGGCTTGCGGATGGCGCCATGAATAACCCGCACGCCTGTTGTCAATACGGGGCAAGGGCAGTAATGGAGGCAACCGAGATGCAATCTGTAACGAAAGACGCAATCGATGTGCTGTGGCGGGTTCAGCGGTTGCCGATGACACTGGATGCACGCTGCATCCTTTGGAACGCCGCTAACCATCTTTGGCGGCAACTGTCCGACGCTGAAAAACGGGAGGACGCATGAGATACGCGGTGACGTTCGTATTCGAATCCCGTTACGGGGAGCAGCCCGGAACGGCAGACGCGGAACACATGTTAGAGAAGTTGGGAGACTGGGCAGCCTGCATCACACACGAGAACAACGATCGAGGCATGCATATGGGTTTACATGCTCGCGTGCTGACCATCAGCTTCGAATCAGAACGGCCCCGCGCACAAGCGGAAGTCTCCGGTATGGTGCGGCGGTCGGCAGCATGGCGGCATGCGGGCCCATTGCGCTTGACCATGGGGGAATCATGATGCTGGAACAACCGCACTATCGTTATCAGATCATTCGCAACGCTCCCGGCACTCTGCCGCAACGCGAGTGCCTCTGCTACACCAATCACGCGGCATCCGCCCTGACCATCGTAACGGCGGTCAGCAAGGCGAAGCCCGACGCGGAATACGCGGTCTACGGAAGCACCGATCCCAAGCATCCAATCGCCCGCTATCGGGCCGGTGAGCGATTGTGAAGTCTGACGACCCGGATGCAACGGTGCAACGGGTTATCGGGCGTATCGGCCTGACCATCAGTCAATACTTGCCGCACACTTGCCCCGGATTCGGCTGTGCGGTTTGCCGATGGGCCTTTCAACAATGGAGACAGCAGCATGCGAGAGAGCGACACGAACCCCAACACGACGCCGGTAAGCACTGTGCTGGACAATCACGGCAACCGGATCGACCGTTACGAAAGTGACGGGCAAGTGACCTTACGTGTCACGCTGGCACCACGCTGGCGGGACAGCAGCCCGGAGGACCGCACGCGGGCCGCGTTGGCGGTTGAGGACTGGTACTGGCGCCACGTTGGCACGTATGACTCTGGGCCCCGCATGGACGACGGCAAACCGCTGGACGACTGGCAACCGCTGGAAGCCTGAAACCCCCGCCACAACGCCCCCACCTCCGACCAAGGGCTGAGCCTAACCGCTTGGCCCTTCCTGCCTTGTACGGCCTGCCAGACCCCTTGCTGAGCCCTTTACGGTTCAGCCCGACCGCACGCGGGATACCTCAGCCATTCCGGCGTGCAACGGTGCAACGTCTTTCAGCAGGGTATTAGCTAGGCCGACAAACCGCCCGAATGCCGGATCAGTGTGCCATCTTGCCCATTTACATAACCGGCTTACTTATGTATGATCGCGTAAATCCGTGTTTTTCCTAACGAAATGGAGCGTTTGACATGACTGGATTGGAATTGATCGGTGTGGTGCGCGCGTGGCTTCGGCGCTACGTTCATGTCTCTCCGGCGCAAGAACTTGTGTTGGCGCTCTGGTGCCTGCATACGTGGGTTTACGACCGGTTGGGCCGGACTACGCCCTACGTCGAAATGACCGGCGTCAGCGGTTCGGGGAAGACCACGATCATGGAAGCGATGGCCCTGCTATCGCGTGGCTCAATTGTGCTGACAACGCTGAGAACGTTGGCCATGTGCCGGAAGATTGCGGAGACGGAAGGCCGCGTAACCTTTTTCGTGGATGAGGCAGAACGGCTTAGCTCGTCATCCTTCGGCGATCAGCGCAGCATGCTTGCCAGCGGATACCGGCGTGGTGGTGAGCACATGGTGAGCGTGGGCAAGGAAACTCAGATGTTTCCCGTCTGGTGCCCGAAGGTGTTTACCTCGCTGCGAACGCTGACGCCGGTCATCCACAATCGGTGTATTCCGATATGGGTAGAACGGGGGACGCCGCAAGCAAGCCTCAGCAACGAATGGGAACGGGCAGAGGCAACAGCAGCCGAGGTAATCGAACAATACCGGAACGTCATGCGCGCAACTCCCCGAGTCCTGACCGTTGATCCGATGTGGCTCACGAACGAACGGGACCGCGAGATCTGGACTCCGCTATTCAGCCTTGCAGCAACGCTTGGAGCGGACAAGGCGACTATGGACGAACTAACGGCAGCATCCGTTGATCTCTCAGCCTTGCGAGGCGTAGAGCGGCGTATGGATTCGGTTATCGAGGACGAAGCCGCCCGCGAACGGTCCTACGCTGTGAGACTGTTGCAGGATTGCAAGGCCGTCATCCTGCCGGGGGAAACCTTCATACCGACGGCTACCCTTGTCGAACGGTTGCGGGCCCTGCCGACGGGACCATGGCGCGCGTATCAACGTAGTGGCCTGACCGATATCACTCTTGCTCAGTTGCTTGGGGCGTTCGCGGTTGGCTCAGTCATTGGCCAGATTGGCAAGGGGCGTAAGGACCGTAAGCCCGTCAGAGGATATCGCGTGGCGCACATCCAAGCCGCCAAGTTCTAACAGCCTGCCTTCCTTCGCTCCCCTGTAGGGCCCGCTACCCATGCGGGCCTTTCCTTTGCCTCCCCTTGCATTACGTTGTCTTACGTAACGCCTCATAAGTTTTTTGCATGCATCATGCGTGCGGCTTATGAAACCGTGCGCCACTTCCGGCATGACTCTATGGACAGCTGTGCAAAATTGGGGGCCGGGCGGAGTCTCACATGTGACACGAACAAGAATTTCAAAACTTTCACTTGACTTTTCCACAGTTTTGTGGTAAGATGATCCGCGTTTATGAGCAAGAAACACCAACCTCTAAGTTGGCATGAAGTTTGCGCCCAATCCGGCAAGCAAACGCAAATAGCACTAGAGCGCTTCTTGCTTTAGTGTACATTACTAAGTAATAATAGTAAGTAACCCTCGCCAAGTAAGGCTCTGCGTTAGTGCGCCTATCCCGGCACACCGCCATGGAACCTTCTCTAGAACTATTCTTTTTAATCCAGCTATTACGCATAACACAAAAACCTACAGTCCACGCTCCGGGGCCCAAGAAGCCTACGCCGGACGCTGTATTGCGTAAGTAAATTTACTTATGTCAACCAAGCCAAAGAACGCTCCCAAAGACGCTGTAAAATATTTCAGCAAGGTCCGTATTGCCCGCCAGTTACTACGAGAGAAATCTGAGGAGATCCTGTCTGAGTATCTGGATAATGTAGCTAAAGCTAGAGACGCAGGACAGCACGAAGTTGCGCTCAAAGCACTACAGTGGCTTATAGACCATATGCCAGCCGATGATGATGGTGGCAGACTGGTGGATCAGTCCGTGGATAAGAAGCAAGAGGTTGTGGAAAAGGGGCCCACAGGACCAGCTATTCAGATTGGGATAGCTTTGGGCGGGTTGGGAGGTACACAGAAAGCTTTACCTAAGCCTAATGACGTAATAGTAACGGAGGTTGTGGATGAATAAAAAAGTCCAAGACAAGTTACTTACCGCCGTATACCTCTACAACCTGCTACGTGCTTTTGAGCGGCGCTGGCAATCAACCCCAACCGATATTTACTTACCTAAGCCATGGACGACTCTACACTCACAATAACACTGCCGGATGGTAATCTGCATGAAATGTATAAACCAGCATCTGAGAAGCATGTTTGGTTTCATAAGGCTCCAATAAAGAACCTTCTGGCTTATGGTAACCGGGGCGGGGGTAAAAGCCATCTCCTACGTTTTGACGCTCACATGAGAGCGTTAAGCGTTCCAGAATCAAGGCTAATTCTTATCCGTAAGACTTATCCCCAGCTTCTACAGTCCCACTTACAATATATCCCATCAGAAATGGCTATGCTGAAGGGACACTATCACAAGACAGAGCATATCGCGTATTATCCCAATGGTTCTAGGTTATTCTTCTCTCACGTAGCTACTGAAGAAGATTCACTGAACCTACTCTCTGCTGAATACATTGCGGCTTACTTCGACGAGTTATCAACCATCTCTTGGGATTTCTTTATCAAGCTCTGCGCATCAGTTCGTATCGGCGGAAAGCTGAAGGACATGGGCATTAAGGGTGTGGTTAGGGCAGCAACCAATCCTTTAGGTCCTTCAGCTGCGGAAGTCTTCTCTTACTTCGTTAACAAAGACGTAGAACCAGAAGACGATCCTGACTATGATCCCAACGATTGGGACGCTATTAAGATTCAGATGGAAGACAACCACCAGCACATCGACATTGAGGACTATAGGAAAAGGTTCTCCGGTATGCCTGCATATCTAAGGAAAGCGTGGTTGGATGGCGAGTTTGCCTTGGAAAATCAGTTATTCGATTTCAAACCTACCAAGAATATAAACGGTAACATAAAACCTTATCACGTTATTAACGAGTTGCCCACCATTAATGGCAAGCCTATAGTAGGAGTAAGCTGGTAATGGAATGGTTTCAGAACGAATCAGTGCAAATTTACCGTGGATTCGACCTTGGATTCTTCCCAGATCCCGCATATTGCGTTTGGGTTGCCCACATTGGCAACCGATTTATCGCTTTCAAGGAGAAACTTTGGTATAAGTCGGTCGCTCCAGACATTGCGAAGGAGATGATCGAAGAATCTAAGGGTATGCGAATCGCCATGACTTATTGCGATCCGGTCATGGACATCAAAACAGCGGCAGACGTGCGCAGTATTCGGGAAATATTCGAAGAAAATGGCGTCCCAATGGAGGCCAGTATCAATAATCGTGAGCATTACGCCCACGCAGTGCATACAGCGTTACAGGAAGAAGCAGAACCGGGGGTTCCCAGACTTCAAATTTTGAGTAAAGTGCCGGGATTTGGTGATATGGGCTGTCCCTATCTCATTAAAACCATCCCTCAGATGCGTTTTGACCCCAAACACCCGCTCCGAATGGCCGATAGCAAGAATGATCATGGCGTAATTGCCTTAGCATACTTCCTAATTAGCTCTGGAGCAGTAGAACGACGCAGCACAAACTCCACATATCGTCTTCCAAAGTGGATGGTTCCAAAGGAAGACAAAGAAAAGAACAAATTTTTAGGTTATTCTCGTTTGTAGGACTAAAAAATGACAGAAGAAACCATCCAGCCTGAGATTACAGACGTTCCAACTGGCGAACAGCCAAAGGAAGCTGCCTCAGCGGAGACAAAAAAGCGTTGGGCCGAGTTCCGGCAGCGCATTGAGACTACAAAGTCTTATCGTAAGAAGCTGATTCGTAATTGGTCAACAAATATTGACTTCCGTAGAGGTAAAACAGGAGCCTCACAGGGCGAGGATGAGTCTGTTGCCGTCAATTTGGACTGGAGTTATACCAAAACCAAGCAGGCAGCGCTATTTTCACAAGTTCCCAAGGTTCGCGTAGCACATTCTCCCGAATCTGTGTCAGCAGGACCGTGGTTGGGGGCTTATGAGCGCAAGTTAAACGATAATTTGGTGCGTGGTGGTATTGAAGCCGCCATGGATGAAGTCATGCCAGACGTTATTAACGCTGCTGGTGTAGGAATCGTGCTTGTAGCAGCCGAAACACTTACTGAAATGAAGGAAGTGCCAGACGTTGACCTTTCTATATTCCCTCCGGAAGTGCAAGCAGAAGTAATGAAGACTGGAACGTTCTTTGGTAAGCCAATTCCAATGACGCAGGTTCCAAATCCAGTTGCCAGACGGTATACCATCCGTCGTATTTCTCCTGCAGACTTCTTGTGGCCTACAGATTTCACTGGATCTGACTTCGATAACGCTCCTTGGCTTGGGTATACTGGCCGTATTCCTTGGGCTGAGGCGGCGGCACGTTTTGGTTTGTCTGACGTAGAAAAAGACAAGCTCATGGTCGAGGACATCTCGTCTGTAGATCGCTTGGTGGATGATACAGACAAGGCTTCCAATTATAAGGACGATAAGGTAGGATTTGACGAAATCTTCTACCACGAATTTCAGTATGATACAAACGCTAAGTCCTTTAGCACCATCCACCATCTAGTATTTCTGCATGGCAAGACTGAGCCAGTCATTGATGAGCCATGGAAGGGTCAAGTTCTAAACCCGGATAAACCGGGAGAGATCATCGGCTCGCTCAAGAAGCCTGTCCGAGTGCTCACTTTAGCCTATCTCTCAGATGAAGACATTCCACCATCTGATTCCGCTGTTGCCCGTCCACAGGTTATCGAGCTTAATCGAGCCCGAACCCATGTAAATAAGCAGAGAGCACGTAGTGCGCCTTGGACTTGGTTCGATGTGAATAGGTTAGACCCCGCGTTGCAGGGTGCTCTTATGCGCGGAACGTGGCAACATGCCATCCCTGTTCAGGGTGATGGTTCCCGGATTATTGGCACTGTTCAGCAGCCTGCTATCCATCCAGAGAATTACAAATTCGACGATGTAATTAAGCAAGACGCACAGGAGATCTGGACTGTTGGCTCCAACCAGCTTGGCGTAGGCGGGGGTGTAGAGACTAAGGGTGAAGCCGGAATTATTCAGACTAACTTCCAGACCAAGGTAGGCCGCGAGAGAGCTAGAGTAGCCTCTTTCGTCGTAGGCATTGCCGAAGTTCTTGGTGGGTTGATGTGCTTGTTTGAAGAGCCAACAACCTTTGGAGATGGTTTTGATCCATCATTATCCGAGCGTTTAAGCTACAGCATTCTTGCTGATTCCACCGTATTGGTTGATTCCAATCAGCGCTTAGAGCGCCTGAACAATTTCGTTAATACTTACGCTAAGTCAGGTTACATCAATATTGAGCCAGTATTGCGGGAAATCGCCACTCTCGTGGGTCTGGATCCCAATACAACGGTTGCGGCACCACAGCCTAAGACTCCGCCACCACCAAACATCAGTCTCCGACTGACTGGCGGGGAAGATATGATGAATCCACTGTTATTGGCTTTCATGCTCAAGACGGGCCAGGCTCCAGAACCAGAGTTGGTAGAAAAGGCACGAGCACTTATCGAGTCTTCGGTTATGCCAAGACCTGCTATGGTACCTCCGCAGGGAATGCCTCCGGGACCGCCACCTAATGTTGGGGAAGCGAATCCGGACGCTGGACTTCTGCCAGCTATTACTAAGCGTGCAGAGGATGGGCCACAGGGCGGAACGACAGGAGGAGCACAGTAATGCCTTTCTATGATCGCATTTGCACTAAATGTGAAGCAAAAATGATTGACTGTTGGGAGGCCATTACGCCTCCCTCCCCAGTCCCATGCAACGTGTGTGGAGAACCAACAGAGCGTGCTTGGTTCCAGCTAGGTCACACAGCCAACGTTATTGGTGATGACATTCCGGGTGGAATTGAAATTCGTCATGGATTGTGTGATGAAGTGACTGGTGAGCCTCGCAGATATTACAGCAAAAGTGAAATTGCCAGGGAAGCTGCCAGACGCGGATTGGTTCAGCGTGTAGAACACACAACAGCACCCGGCACGGATAAGAATAAGCATACTACTAAGTGGTACTAAGATGAATGAGCATCTTTGGTATAGACCCAAGCCTAAAAAGAAACCAAGTCGCAGTCGTAAATTACGACAGGAAATCATTGATGCCTTACCATTTGACATGGATGTCAATAAAGCAGATCTTGTGCTGGAAACCATATGTCGGATGATTATAGAAGGGGTAATAAAGGACGGATTCACCCGTATTACAGGATTTGGTAAGTTTATTAAGAAATACGAACCACCTGGAAAATATGGAGTGCGTATAACAACACCCGGGGTACACGGGTCTAAACCAGCTGGACGAATCGCAATATCCAAAGGTAGGCATTATATTGGTTTCACCATGCACCGGAAAACGAGACGTAAGATTGAGGCTAAGTTAAATGAATCTAGTGGAGAAGACCAAGGAACATAAGGTAACCGATTATAACTTTATGTTCCCGGGCAGTGGGAAGCTAACAGTGACTATAGATCACGATGCTGGAGACACTGCTGTTGAATACGATGACCGTTACGAGTTGGACACTGTAGTCAGACCAAGCTTTTCAGACCCTGACGAACAGGTTGATCCTGAGCACATGGTTATTTACAAGAAGCATTTAGCTGTGGTTATCAGAACAGACCGCAAGCAGCGGCAGCCTTCTGAGGAAGAGCTGTTCAATATGCGCAAGACGCTTCATGCTCTGGCAGGTGGAAAGCACTAGGACATCCGGAGCCCAACTATTGGCCTCCCTGAGGGCACTGAGTCTGATTCAAATCCGACGGTTTCCCGGTGAAGGGTAACGCCACACACCTAAAGGTGTGGCTTACCCGGAACCAGTAAAGTGAGTCATTGACTCATACCCTAGTGAATCAGAAAGTGACTCACCCCAACTAACTGTTGCAAATAAAAGACTTACGGGTGAGTCAACCCCCTAAAATGACTCACTGTGTGACTCACCCCTGACTCAGTTGAGCAACTCCTTTAGTATCAATATTTTATAGCAAAATGCTTCTTGCTGATTCACTTAGAGTGACTCAGTGCTGACTCACCCTGAATCACCATGTCTAGATTCTTCAAAAAGGCTGCTCAGACACACGAAATTCCAAGGCGGTCTAAGGACTATAAATATTCAAAACGTAAGCCCAGACGAAAACGAGCTAAGCCAGATCCCAGATTACGCAAATATGGAATTACGGCCAAAGAACTTCAAAAACGCGTAAGAAACCAAAAAGGAAATTGTGTTATTTGTGGGAAATCAGCAAAGTTGGTAATAGACCACTGCCATAAGACAACCAAGTTTAGAGAATTGCTCTGCGGTAAGTGTAACACCATATTGGGTTTAGCTAACGACGATCCAGCAATTTTGGTTTCGGCGGCTAATTATTTGAATAAGTGGCACAAATTATTACAGGAAACTTCATGAAAGTATCATTTCGGTGTATCAATGGAACCAATTTGCTCTGCGCTGAGGACGGTGGCGGGACCGAGGCTACCTACCCCAAGGGACTCATTGTAGCCAATAGGTTAGCAGAGGGTCCATGGGAGTTATTCGAGGCAGTTCAAAACCCGGGTTCCGGGCGCTGGGGCTTCCAAGCCGACAACGGTGCTTGGGTCAGTGCCCAACCGGATGGAGTCTTAGTAGCTAATCGGGAGCGCCCAGACGGCTGGAAACCAGAGGCTTGGGAGTCTTTCGAGGTTATCCGGCACCCAGACGGTGCCATTTCCCTCAAGTCCGACCACGGTAAATTTGTCTGTGCAGAGGGTGGGGGCGGCAATGTTGTAGTTGCTACTCGGGATGTGGCCGATGCATGGGAGAGTTTCTACCCATCCAAAGATTTCCTTGGGGGGATTGTTTCCGGCGGGCCGGTAGGTCGTGCCAAAGTCAGTGGTAGATTTTGGCAGACAGATAATGGAGATTTCCGCCCCCGATTTGCTTCGATGCTTTCTATTCTGCGTAGGTCAGACGCCGAGATTGCTCAGCTTTTGGACTGGGTTCGGGACACCGGATTCAACGGAATCAGAGTATTTGCCGGTAATTTGTCTTGGGCTCAGCAGTCAGCCAGTCAGGTTGTCCGCAAGCTGCCTTTCCTATTAGATCATTGCCAAGCCAGAGGCCTATACGTAGAGATTACGGCTGTAACTGATAGCGGTCAGAGCCCAAGCTACAGTGAACGTGGGCATATTTCAGCGGTTGCAGACATTTGCCGAGCCTATAACAACACTTTGCTGGAGCTTGCCAATGAGTATTGGCACCCAACCCAGAGCGCTTGGACTCATGATATTCGTAATCTTTTCGCAACCTTCCAAGAGGTGTGCGGTGGAGTAGCCTCAACACTTGGAGCGCCCTCTGGGGATGAGCCTGAGGATGTTACGATGCCCACCGCCAACTACCTCACTCTTCATTTGGACCGCAGTCGGGATAAGTGGAACATGGTGCGCCGGGTCCGTGAATTGGAAAACGCTTCCAATCGTTACGGCAAACCGGTCATGAACAATGAGCCCATTGGGGCAGATGAGGTTGAGTCTGGAGGCCGACGCCTGAATGACCCAGCCGTGTTCTTCTGCATGGGAGCCTTGAACCGCTTGTTTGAAGTAGGCGGTGTTCACCACTCCCAGCATGGCTTGGATGCTGTAATGCCGGGACCAGTTCAAAACAACTGTGCTCAGCACTTTATCCGTGGTTGGTCCGCCTTAAAGACTACAGATCGCATAAGATTCTGGAACACCGGCTGGACCGGATCTCCAATCAAGAGTGCAAACTTTGATCAAGTAATCAGAGTGTATACCGGAACTTGGGGCAATAAGGGCGTTACCGTGCTTGTCGGACTGCGTGGCGACCCTCGGCTGGAATTCGACAATGGCTGGGAATTGGACGGCATTCTGGATCAGGTATCCGGTTGTCAGATTCTCTCAATCGCAAGGGACTAACCCCTCAGGGAGGCCCATAAATGGGCAGAGACTTGCCCAAACCGTAGCGTCCGCACACGGATGCGTTAAACCGACGTTTTCATACGTCACATGAAAGGACACTCAATGTCAGATTTAGAAAAGGTAATTGCAGACTCAGTTAATGACGCCACAGTTGATGACTCGCCAGTAGAAATTGACACTCCCGACGTAGATGCCTCACCAGAGCCCGTAGAAGCCCCTGTAGAGGCCTCCAGTGAGGAGCAGGCACCTACCCCCGAGGAAAGTAACGAAGTGCCCTCTCCGGCCAGTAAGACGCCTTCTGAGGCCATTCCAGAAGAGCCGCAGGACGAGTTTGAGAAGTTAGCCGGGGTCAAACAGTATGGCATAGGTGGGAGAGAGAACCGAATCCCATATTCCCGAGTAAAGGCTATCACTGACAAGAAGGAGCGTGATTTAGCCGAGTCTGTTGTAGGTCGTAAGCTCACTAAGGAAGAGAAGCCGTCAGACGTTCTCAAGACACATGTAGCACAGTTACCAGAACTACAGACCAAAGTCAAGGACTATGAAACTCGTTTAGAGGCTGTAGGTAAGTTCGAAGATGTAATGGAGAATGATCCCGAAAAGTTTCTCGGAATGCTCTCCAAACTACCCAAATATCAGGAATTCTTCGATTTCGTCCGTCAGGCAGTTCAGCAACAGCAGGCGCCACAGGCTCAAGCAGTTCAGCAGCCCGCCGCTCCAGTTGTCGAGGAGCCCATGCCAGAGCCAGACGAAACACTATCTGACGGTAGCAAGGTTTACAGTCAAGAGGGTTTAAAGAAGTTGCTTGATTGGAATGCAATTCAGGCTGCAAGACAGGCTGAAACACGCGTTACCAGCAAATACGACGCTCAGCTCAAGGAGCTTGAGGATCGTTACAAACCCATTAAGGAGGATTGGGACAAGCAGCGCCGTATGGAAGCAAGTCTACCAATCATCCGTAAGCAGCTTGAAGACGCCCGTGGTTGGGCTCTATTCAACGAATCTGAGGAAGAGATTCTTGAGGTTCTCCGCAAGGATCAGAGTATTTCCTTGGAAGGTGCCTACCGTCAGGTAGTCTTCCCAAAGCTTGTTGCAGAACGTAACAAAGTTCGCCAAGACGTGCTTAAAGAGGTAAAGGCTGCTCCTACAGCTAGTTCCGTGCCTCAGCGAGCCGCTAGCAAACCAACTTCTCCAACCTCCGGACCCCGAAGTATTGAGGATATTATCCGAGAACAGGTAGATACTTTGAAACGGTAACACTTTTCGCTTGACAAATGTTACAAAGTGTGCTACAGTGGTGAGGAAGATTGAATCTTGGCTAGAAATCGACCATTCAGTAAAGAAGAAGAGCGGCGTATTGCATTATTAGAGAAATACGACCTAACTCCAGAAGCTTATGCTGCATTAGACCAAGCACAGAACTTTAGATGTAGAATATGCGGTAGACATAAAAGTGAAACTCGGCACGGTGTGCTAGATGTTGATCACGATCATGATACCAAACGTATTCGTGGATTGCTTTGCAATAACTGTAATCAGGGTTTGGGTCAATTTAAAGATAACCCAACCTCATTATTGCGAGCTATACAGTATCTAAAGGGAAATCTTTAATATTTTTGTCTTTAGGATGTAACGGCCTTCCGAAGGGGTGTTCATCTTATCTCCATCCTATAAGACTTCGAACACCCTTTTTCTACGCGAGTAGCTCAGTGAAAGAGCACCAGCCTCTGCTTGCAAGCTGGGGGTCG